TTCGGGTTTGTTGGAGTCTCGTCGCACGAATAACCAGGATAGAATATGCTATTGTCGAATGAATCTGTAACATCACCATTATAACAAGTATAGGAAAAAGAGTCATACTGCACAGTAGTTCTGCACGTAAGCCCAGTCGTACAGTCAACTTGGTCGCAAGTCATATTCTCATGAAAAATACCATCAAGCCCATTACAAAAAGATTTAGTCATATACTGATCGCTTCGGCACTGGTCGGCACCGTAACAGCATGCTCCAGACGGATTTGGAGGAGGAGTTGTTCCGCACTCGTCGCAACTGTTTACTACTCTATATCCCGGGTATAAACTTGTATCGGGAGGAACTGGGATGCAATTTCCACTCCAATCATTACAAAAAAGAACATAGCTACAATTATGGAAAGCAATATCATTAACAAAGTAGATATGACTCCCATCCAAACCAAGATCGTATAAGTCTGATTCAACATCGTGAAGATCAATTCTATCAACTCTACATTCCCATCCATGACGATAAATTATGTCTCCTACTTCTAAATCACCAACAAATTCAATACCAGAATAGTGCTCTCTACTAAAACTGGAATTTACAGATTTTATACCATCCTTTGTTATAATAGGATGGTCAAATGTAAAAAATGGAACAGAACCATTTATACTAACAAGAGGTCTTCCACCAGTAGATGTTTTTTCTATATGAGTTACTGTGTTTACTTCGCCAAGAAGCCCTAAAACACTGTCTCCAACAGTGATGTGCTTGATCGGACGAGAAGTCCCGTCAGACATATATACAAGACTTTCACCAGTAAAACATGTTAGGTTACAGGGTCCGCAGGCAGTATCTTTTACAAAGTATGAATTCTTTTTTTGTAGACAGTCACACTCGTGTAAGATAGCACATGTTGAAGTTAAAGTGCTTTCGTCCAGGTAGCAGCAAGCCCCAGTTACATCCGGAACCGGGGTTACACAGTTACAATCTGTCATTTAATGCTCCTTTTATGGACAACCGCTACAACCAACGTATACGGGTCTATATTCTCCGTTTACATATTGAGCAACAACATATTTACAACCACTAATACCAAGTTCCGTGTCTCTGTTGACAACGTAAACCTGACCTGCTTCGGATTGATTTTCATCTCTGATTGTCATCAGTCCACTTCTTCCAGCGGTAAATGATTCTGGTGGTTGTATTTCTTCGGTCATAAAACCCTCAACGGTTAGTGGGGTTCCACCAACCTGTAGAGAATTTGTATTTATATGGTCAAAGAAACCGTCCCAACGAAGAGATGTAGTACCCAAACTAAATTGGTCTGTAACTTCTGGTACAACATTTCCAGAAATGGTAACAGCATCGGTGCTTGGAAAACCGCTAACATTAATACCAAACTGGCCTGTAGAAAAATCGCCATACACCAGCGGTCTTGAGTTGGGAGATGACGGAACTCCACAAGAACCACTTGCTTCGGGATGTACGGCGATATATAACTTGTTGCTTTCGTTAAAGTTCGAGTAGTAACCGGCACCGTAACCCAGGGCAACATTGAAATTACCTTGAGTGTTTGATGCGAGAGAGTGGGAACCAAAAGCAGCGTTTCCGCTCCCCCTAATACTCGATGAAAGTGAGCGGTATCCAGCAGAGGTATTCCCCGAACCGTAGAGGGCGCACGCTTGACTGTAAGCACCAATTGAAGTACAGTCATCACCATTATAATTATTACCCATAGAGAAAAACCCAATAGAAGTATTATTGGATTGTTCATCTTTGTATAAATTATAATTTCTTATAGAGTAATCACCCAAGATAGTATTTCCATTAGAAAGAAACAACTCTTGAGTCTCTACGGTTTCATCAACCAAGAAGGTAGGAATTGAGTCAACAAGATCCTCGAAGCAAGATCTCAAGTCCTGCGGCGAAATATCTCTGCTGGAATTGTCCGCAAGCAGCGTGTTTACTTGCAGAATATAATTTGTTTTAGATAAAACTGTCACTAGTCTACTTGGATTTCTAGATCATACTGGTCAAACTGAATCGTTTCGCCCTCGAACACATCTCTAGGACCAACAGACTGAATCATAAGGATGTTACCTTCTCCATAAACAGGAGAGTCCATTATAGCAACGCCGGAAACAGCTCCCCAATCTTGTAAAGCAGTGGGGAAAAGAATTACATTTTCATTCTTTATTACACCAGAACCAGCATTGAAATCATCTTGTGAATAATTCCACTGGGCGTTTCCGCTAACTGCTGGATCTCCAAGAGACATTCTGGTGTATCCAGAAATGTTCGTACCGTCTCCGCTCGCTATTTCTAGAATATTACCCTCATCAACACCGCTACAAAGTGCTACCGCAATATGGTCTGGTTTTGGGAAATCTGATCCCAAGAAAAAGTGTTGAAGAATACCAGACTCAAGATAGTTAGAAAATGCCGTCATTTTTTACTCCTGATTCCTAATAAAAAACCTGTCTCTATATTATACACTAAAATAGCAAATATACAAAAAAAGAGGCGTCCCGCACACCACGGAACGCCCCTGAAAGAGCAAGATAATAATATTATCTTAGAAGGAGCCGAGGATAATTCTACGGTTATCCAAGACGCCGAATCCGAGCTCAGCCCAACCGTACCAGCCAACACGTTGTTGACGGTGAAGTGCTGGGTCTTCGAAGACTTGAACGTCTTGCTTCATTGGCATGATGAAGCTGTCGTTAGCGCTTTGGTCCAATCCGATGACCAATTCGCTGTCGCTAGCCTGAACAGCACCGTTCAGGTTGTTGATGAAGAAGTCTTGGTATTCTTGACCTTCGCCCAACTCATCCAAGTCGTGCAGGTTGACACCGAAGATACGAGTAACAACAGCAGAACCTTCGTCAGCGTTGTAGATAGCAGTTCTAACAGTGTCAGAAACTTGGTCCAGACCCCAGTTGCGAACGTCTTCCAGAGCTTCTGGAGAAACGTAAATATCGGTCAGACGACCACGGTTAGCAGAACCGGTGTTACCACCAGCGTTACGACGCATAACGGTTTGCATCAAGCTAACGAGACGCTTCGTGAAGTAACCCTGAGTAGCGTCGGCATCGTAAACCAAAAGGTTACGGTCAACACCAGCAGCCAACAGAGTGTGCCATCCGTCGTCGTTCATTTTCTTGGTGAAACCAGCTTCCATAACTTGCATGGCACGACCAGCAATATCCCAACGAGCTTCACGAGCGTAGCGAAGCAAGTAGTCGATAGAACTTGTGATACCATAAGTTGGAATCATAACGTAGTCGCTTTCGACCGAACGTTCTGGAATACGACCGTGACCTGGGTTGGTGTAAGCAACGTGCTCACCTTCCAATCCTGGGCTAATCAAGTCGAGTGGGTACTCGGTTGATGCTCCTGGTTCGACATTGATCTTCTCAAAAATGTCGCCCAAGATATTTCCAACCAATACAGCCTTACGAAGAGGCAGTTCCAAAGCGGAAGCGAATTCGCGCTGAGCAGCAAAAGCAGCTTCAGGGCGAGCATCGCCACACTGTTTCATCAGAGCGATAAATTCATCGCTTGGTCTTTGCATAGTCATTTTTTATCTCCTGTTATTGATATTAGCCGAGGTTGGGAAGGTTGACGTACAACTTGGCGTAACCATCGCTGTCTTGAGCAGACATGAATCGACCAACAGCCATAACGCCAGAAGAGTAACCGAGGTCAGTTGCATTGCCAACATTACCAGCAGTGGTGTCGTCAACATAAGCAACGTCACCAGGAGCAGGTGTTCCGGTAATGTTGTTGGTAACAACCCAACCACGAGTCATGACAGTAACCTTTCCGCCCTTTTGAACTTCGTCTTTGTACTGGTTCAAGTGGGTGCGAGTAAGGTCTTTGTTTACAACGTCGTTCAGCAAAACGCCAACAGGAACGTCGCTAGCAGTAGCCTGAGCATACTTTACTTTGTTTACACCTTGGTCCATAGCGGCACCAGAGGCGTTCACAGCGTCCAAAACAACGACACCACCACGAGTGGCAGTTCCTTCGTTGTAGAAGAAGCTGATGTCAGTAGATTCTTCGTATCTATCAGATTTTAGAGCCATTTTTTTCTCCCTAGAAAATTATTTGGTTTTTGACAAAACTTCTTCTTCGATCCAAACAGCGATGCTCTTGCGAGCAAGTTGGTCGTCTTCTTGAACTTCTTCGCTAACGATAGTAGCTTCAGTTTCTTCTGTTTCAAAGTCTTCTGCAACAACTTCTTCTTCGACTGTTTCAGTGACTTCTACTTCTTCGGAAGCTTCTTCCTTTTTCTCTTCGTCCTTCTTTTCTTCCTTCTTCATCATAGCCTTCTTTTTCATCATGGCGACGATTGCTTCAAAAGCTTCGTCTTCCAAAGATTCCAAGCTGGCCAATGTTGAGTCGATTTCTTCGCCTTCAAAACCGGCTTCAGAAAGAGAAGCGTAGCGTTTTGCTTTCTTCTTTTCTTTCTTCATTTCGTCCATTTCTTTCATTGCCTTTTGGAGTTCTTCTTTGGTCTTCGCCAAAGCGTCTTCCATTTCAGCAACCTTAACCTGAGTCGCCTTGATTGCTTCTTCACGCTCTGCAAGAACGCTTTCTTGCTCAGCGATTGTAGCCTTCAAAGAATCAACTTCAGCAGCAACAGCGCTGTCTTTGCTTGCTTCGATTTCAGTTTTCAAAGCTTCGTTTTGTTCCTTAGCAGCAGCCAGTTCAGCACGAACCTCGTCCAACTGCACTTTCAGAATATCTGACATAACATAATCTCCATTATCTAGATTTACGGAAACACTATCGTTAGACGAGGCCTCACTTTTAGAATTCAGGATAATACTTCTTGGGTTAGCGGGTTTGGCAACAAGTCCAACACCGGAGAAACTAATGTTTCTCAAAACTCTCCCAATCTTATTTCCCTCATACTGACCAGATCCGCCATACGATCTTAGATGTTTTGTTAGGAAAGAGCTTGATTCATCTCTTTCGATAAGTTCATAATTACCTTCTGACTTCTCAACCATGTAATCGAATCCAGTAAACAGACATTCCATAGAAACTGACCATTTACCTTCTCCAATTTCAGAGATGATCTTTTCCATTCTTTCTCGGTTCTCTTCACCAGTCCAACTGTTGTAAAGAACTGCCTGAGTAACAATGTCAAAATCTTGAGGAGCAGGAGTATCAAGATCAACGGAAGCAATCGTTCCGTCTCTGAGCATAACATAACTATGAGTAATATGACCAATAATGTCATTCTCATCGTGCATGTAGTTGAATTGTTTATCTTCTGGACTTGTTCTAGCAGCCCAGGTGTTTTCTGGAGTAAAAACATCATCGTTCTTATTCCAGTTTGTAGAAACCAAAACAGACTCAAGATAGAAAAGATCTTTTTGGTCTTCGTTTTGAGCAATTACCTTTTGATATGTATCGTTATCGGTAATTTCTCTGAATGTTTCTGTTGCGCAAGTTTTTAGTTCAATGTCAGAATAACAAGCAACTGAGGCTTGTGCTTTGATGGCTTCTTCCAAGCCATCTTTTATTTCTGATTGATATATTTTTATACTTGACATTTTTCACCGAAAGAAAATAAAATTTTGTCTACAATTTAATATACACAAAAAAATAAATTTAACGGTTTTATTGACCTATTTTGACAAGATGTAGTCTGTATAGCAGGAAATTGCTTGCTTTCTGAAGGTATCAAGTTTCATGTTATCTATATCTATTTTGTTAGATTGTAGTAGTTCCGCATACTCTTTCGGCATCTTCTTCATACTCTTAACCGACTCTAAAATAGACTCTTCTGTAACCTCAGACATAACATCAATGTTTGAAAGAACATGAAGTTTCATTTCTTCCAGTTCTTTGGATTGTGATTTTGTAAGACTTCTAAGATCGTTTCTTCCAAGAATATTCAGATAACCATTATTAAGAATATTGGATACTGCCTTGTAGGATTTATTTGTCCAATTAATAAGTTCTGCCACTCCAGGTTTAGATCTTGGAGTTTCTGTTCTTGTCTTTCTTGGTTTGGTATCTTGTTTTCCAGATGGACGACCATTCTTAGCTTGCGGTCCCTTTTGTTGTGGGTTGGAAACTTTACTTTCTTTATCTTTTATTTTTGCTTGTTTTTCCGCACTATTATCATTTAATTGTGCTTGTTTTTCCATTTTTTGTAGGTCAAGCTTTTGGTTGGGATTATGGAATGGACCTGCCTTGTCTGGCATCCTATCTGCGTCTCTCAGTTTAGATTCCTTTCTTATTCTCATTTTTTCTACAGCAGGAATTTCTCTAAATCTTTCCAGAACAGTCTCGTCTGATATTACATTTCGATCAAGAAGTTGGATAAGCAGATTCTTTTCGGCAGAGTCGTCAGAAAGACTCATTTGATCGTATGTGATATGTGCCGGTTTTCTAAAACCCATCGCTTTTCGGACGATTTCTATTTCGCCTTCCCAGAACTTTGTGAGTTGGTCTCTACCGTACTGTAATCTCTCCACCAGGGTTTTGAGAGAAATAAAGTTGTTGGTAAAACCGCCACTTTGACCCGCCATGCCGGTCAACGTGGGAGGAACACCAAGTCCAGCATAAATAGAACTAAGAACAGAATTATATTTTTCACTACCCAAGAATTTGTAAACTTGAGAATTGCTTTCTGTGAATTTTAGTTCTGGACCCCAAACCAAATCCATTGTACCACCACCGACATTACTTGCTAAAATGTCTCTCAGTTTATTGATAACCTTTTTGTTTGGAGCAATCTTATGATCCAAGTCACCAATATTCCACAGTCTGATATTAGAGATAGCACCGTCTAGGGCGGACATATCGGCCAGTCTCATTTTTTCAAGCATGATAATATCATCAAGAATAGCGAGAATCAGAGGGTTCGCCCACTGTTGCCAGTCATCCTTTTTGTAATAAGCGAAGTAAAGTCTACTGTCTTCAAGTTGAATCTCTTTATCGTTATTATCAATCGCTTCCCTAACTTCTTGTGGAAGAGTCTTTTTTACTTCTTCTGGCATATTTGAAGATTCGAAACTGTCAATAAATTTACCATTATTTATTGGATATTTCTCTCTTGAATACTTTAGATATACATTTCCCTTCTTTATATCCAACATAAGAGGGTTGAAGAAAACGTATTTCCAAGGAATAACACCTTTCTCAAAAGATGGTTCATTCACCAAGACATCACTACCCATCGACTTCATATACTTTCTAATATTGGGAGTAATGCTAGCATAAGATTTGTGGCAGATAACATTTCCGGCACGATAAAGATTGTTTAAAAATCTTTCAGATCTTTCCTTTCCGTTTACTTTCTTGAACCACTGCTTGTAGAACTTCTGAACACTTTCATTTTCGTGAACAATGTCAATACCTTGACACCCAAAGTCTCCCATGAGGTCGATAATATTTCTAACGATACCAACTTTCTGATAAGCATCCATACACATTTTGATGGCTTGCTTTTGTCTGTTGGGAACCGACTCTCCAGGTCTAAACGAGTAATAATCGTTTTTTCCGTATTGAGGTCTTACGGATCTGTTTGTTTCAATATCAATAAAAGTCTGATACTGACGACTTCCAGTGGAGGACTGCGTTCCGTAATGGGTGTCTAAAGCTTCCGAGTATTCAGAAAAAACTCTTTGCTTCTGTTCGTCGGACCCCCAAGTCATCAAACCATCATCAGACATATATCACCAAACAAATAAAAAGTAATTGAATTGTAATTGAATAACTATTTAATTATACACATAGAATACTAATATGCGTCAGAAATAGCGTCTGTGAACCAGTTTGGTCCGTTGTATAGTCCCTCTTTTTTCTCATACTTTCTCTTTTCTGGACTTCCTGTCGCGAAACCTCCGTAGAATTTATAATCTGCTTTTTCTGGGGTTCTTTCTATTATTCTGGACGCCATGTTGGCCATCAGAAGTGCAGAATACCTATCCTTTCTCATTCTGCTCTTCTTACCAACGCCAACAACAACTTCTGGGGTATCCCACTTGTCTTTCCCCTGGGCCGTCTGAGTCATCTGAATCATAGCAAGTTCGTCTTTTAGTTCTTCAAGTTCCATAACACATTCTTCCAGAGTGTCATACATTCTACCCTTGATTACATCTTCCTCTCCAGAGATACCAAGAGAGATAGAATCAAACATTGGAAACAATACGGACTTGTCTTCGAAGTCTTTTCTAAGACCGTGGTTTGCTTCTACGAGCCACTTATGATCGGCAAACTGACACATCTCAAGTATGTGAAGACCCTTCTGGTCATCAGTGTCTTTCTCTTTATTTTCGTCTATAGTTGGCCATATTGGATGCTCTCCGCTTTGAATCTTGTCTTTGTCGTGAAGTGCCTCCATGACAGCAATACCGCCACCCTGGGCGTCCATAGCGATATGAACACATGGAAATAATTTCATAAGATCTCTAATCTTTCTAGCACAGTAAGAATAGAAATCAGTTTCTTTTACATATCCCTTTTTTACTTTTTCTTTGTGTTCTGATCTCCTTGTTGTCCAGCAGTATACAATCTTTCTGTGATTGCCATCTAGTTCTATTACAACAATAGAGAAATTATCTGCTTCAGATGCGGGGTCAACTCCGAATACATATCTCTTATCCTTGTCGCCCATTAGTTTAGCATTATAGACAATGACTTCTTCTTTTTCGTCTTTTATGTCATTATCCCTGTGAGCAACGCAGGATTCCACAAGAGAGCGCTTAAAGAACCCCTCTGAGTCTCTGGTGAATACAGCGCCAAACTCCATCTGATAGATACCAGCGTGGACTGTGGCCTTAGAACGTGCTACCTGAGAAGCATCCATGAAACCCTCTGGAAGAAGTTCGTATGGTATTCGAATAATAGAATATTCCTTCCAGTCGAAGTTTTCTGGAACGTCTTCTCCGCCAAAAACATCTCTCAATTTATCTTTACATCCTCCGCTTTTGATTATGGACTTCCATCTCTTCCAGTATGTAGCAAAGTGATTAAAGTCGTAATAAGCAGTACCAGAAAGGATGATCTGGTTGTCTTTCTTTTTTATAACCCCGCTATCATCTTGTTCTAATTCAATTCCCAACTCTTTCGCTTTCTTTTCTGCTGCCAGTCTTTTTACATTCTCTACTGGGTTTGAACTAACTGCGGCAAAACCGGCAACAACCGTTTCAAAAATGTCGCGAGGTATGGAAGCAAATTCGTCACTAATAATATCATTAGCACGTTGACCCCGAATCTTTTGCCCGTCACCAAGTGGCAGGCAGATGATCTTGCTTTCGTTGATCTTCATAACACATCTATCGGTATCTCTGCGTGGACCACTACTAGAATCACATATGTCTCTCAATAGAGGTGAGTTATTCCATATGGTTTCCATATACTCGAATAGAACCTTGGACTGACGGAAGGCAGCACCAACGATAACAACCTTTCTACCAGGAAGAAGCGTAGCACGAAGCATCGCATACAAAGAAAGAGAGAATGACTTACCGAAACCACGACTGGCGATGAGCATGGGAAACTTACGATTCCACATTTCTCTAAGGATCAAAGCTTGAGAAGGAAGTAAATCAATATTAAACAACTGTTTACAGGTAAATGAGAAATATTCTGGTTGACTCATTAACCAAGTTAGTCTATATTGGAAATCTTCTTCTGCTGTTGAGTATAATAGTTCTGTGGGATTGATTATGTCTTTTTCTTCGACATCAATATTTAACCACGCTTCATCTATCTGTCTAAGATTTTTTGTCATTATATTATTCTGTCCGCAAACCCCAATTCAACCGCTTCTTTCGCCGTGAGATACCAATCACCTTGACTTAATTTATCTTCTATAAATTTTAATGCAGATTTTTTTGTTTTGAGTTTTTGCGACATGCTTCCTTTTAGGATACAGTTGGCATATATGTCTATCATAATAGGTGTTAAATTGTTCCTCTCAAAATCTAAATAATTATGAACATTTCTATATTCTCCATGATACCCGGTATTTCCGTAGTGAAGCATGAAGTAAGAATTCTTGCTCATAATTCTAACGTCTGCCGCCTGAAACACAACACCACTCATAGACTCTAATTGACTATATGCGACAGCAACAACTGTGGAAGGAGAATGAGAAATTGCGTCATATATACCCATCCCAGCGGCCCATTCACCTCCGATGCAATTCATTTGAACCGCAATAGGTTCCGAATTAATAGCATTTAAGTAGTTTATATTTTTTATAAACTTTACAGAACATCTATTGTCGATACCTGGATCTGTATCAGAAGATAGATCACCATGAAGATAGATTATTCTATTCTCTTCGTCTATATTGTGAGAATGGATGGATTCGATCACTAGTCTAATCTCCCAGTTGTATACTTCTCGTTTATTCTCTTGAAAACAGAACTCATATAATCAAATGCTCTGCGACGACTGCCACAGAACACAACATGAATGTCATTAAATACCTGAAATTCAACCAAACACTTCATAATATATTTGGCAGATATTTTTACATCCTTTCTCTTTTCATAGGGGACTCTAGAGTTTTCTGGAAAACCCATAACATCCTCTACCGAGAATTCCAACACTAGATATTTGTGTGGAAACTCCATCATTCTTTCTATCTCGTTATAAAAGGCATATTTACCTTTTCCGAGGTTTACAGCAATTTCTTCAACACTTGATTTTCTCTCAATACAAAGTTTGTCTTCTAGACCCAAAACGGTATAATCTCCGGTATCAAGTTTTTCAACAACGGTGCCTTCGCACCTATTGAAATTTCCGAAGAAATGACCCTCTTGCTCTCTACTGTCTCTGATAACAGTATATTTTGGAGCAACTTTGTACTTAGCCATGTTTTCGCCTTATAATCTCTCTAAATAGTTTCTCGTAATGGGTTTCTTTACCCGTAACTTCATTATGGTGATAACGACATAGTGTAATACCATTACTAATATCATATCTCATAGATGAGGCAGAAGCCCACTTTTGTATATGGTGGGCGTTTAGGTATTTTTTAGATTTACATCCTGGCATCTGGCAGCAAAACTTATCTCGTTTAAATACTGCCACACGCCATCTGTAATAAACTTCGTCGTTATAGTTTCTTCTCATTTAATTTTTTGTAGTCAGATTCTACCATCATTCTAACAAGATCGCTAAATGAATGTTTGATCTTCCAACCTAGTTTTTCTTTCGCTTTAGTGCAGTCTCCACGAAGGTAGTCAACTTCTGCTGGACGATAAAATTCTGGATCAATAACGATAAATCGTTCCCAGTTTTCGATTCCGGCAACCTTGAATGCTTCGCGCACAAAGTCTCTAACTTGATAAGTTTCACCAGTACAGATAACATAGTCATCGGCATCTTCTTGTTGCAGCATCAACCACATCGCTTCCACATAGTCTCCTGCGTAACCCCAATCACGACAAGCATCGAGATTACCAAGACGTAATTTAGGAAATGAGGAAGGAAATCTTTCAGATGTTTTAATAACATCTTGTTTATTGCAATCCAACAGATCTGACTCTTCTGCCGATACTGACTCTTTCCACTTCATAAACTCCCCGATCCACTTTGTGATCTTACGGGTTACGAAGTTTTCGCCTCTTCTTGGTCCTTCGTGATTAAACAGGATTCCAGAACTGGCATGAATTCCATATGCTTCACGGAAGAGTCTTACCATGTAGTGTGCGGAACACTTTGCTATAGCATACGGGCTTTGTGGAAGAAATTTAGTGTTTTCATCTTGATACTTCAGTGACTCACGTTCATCGTAATTCTTACCAAACATCTCACTTGAACTTGCTTGATAATACTTAACATTGAGCATATCAAGATCAATTAAGCTCTGAAGGATGTTTAACGGACCTTTTCCGGTGGCATCCCAGGTTAGTGCGGGTTGTTTAAAAGAGGTGGCGACGTGACTTTGTGCGGCCAAATTATAGATTTCGTCTACATTTCCGTGAGCACGAAAAATCCCAAACACACTAAAACTATCTGTAATGTCGCCTTCTACCAACTCGAACCATCTATGATTCAAAAGATGCTCAATTCTTTGAGTGTTTGAGGTCGAAGTACGTCTCGTAACTCCGATCACATGATACCCCTTATCAACCAATAGATCCGCCAAGTGGCTGCCGTCTTGTCCTGTTACTCCAAAAATTATTGCTTTCTTCATTTTTCTTCCCTAATAAGTGTCTCTGAATTCAAAAATGGTTGGTCAACTTGTCCGTCCTGATACTGATGAAACGCTCCTAGACGATCTCTTTCTTTGTAGATTGCTAATCTCATCTTTTCCATTTCCACACCATACTTCCTAGTGACCTCTGGATTCGACATAAGATACGCCACCCAAGTTGTGAAGCTTTTCTTGCTGTCTTCCAGTCTTTTGACCCTCTGTTCACGGGTCGCTTTCATGTCTTTCATCATAGAACTCTTTTTCGCCTGAAGTTCGCGATAGTCCTTATTCACGGACTCTTGAGATGCTCTGATGGAAGCGATTGTTCGTTCTAAATTAAATATAATATCAACTTCTTGTACTTCTTCCGACTTGTTCTTCTCTGCTTCTAATTCTTCCTGCAAGCGACTGATTTGTCGAATTGATTCTTGGTTTTGTTTTAGACAACGATTCATAAGAAGATCCAACTTGATAAGGTCTACAATTTGTAGTTCCTCTGTTGGAATAACGTCATCGCGAAATTGAGATACAATTCGAGACCAGTGGTAGCGGAATAGTTTCTGTTCTTCTTCGTCAAACTGTAATTTTATTTCTGCCCAGAATGGGCGATCTTCCAGATCAAAACTTGCTTTTTCTTCTGTTGTTGCGTCTACTCCAAACTTCTTTTTTACAAACTGGGCAACGCTTTTGGGGTCTCTATTTAGTTCTTCTGCGATCTGGTCTACAGAATGAGTCTTGAGAAGATCTTTTATTTGTTCTTCTTCTTTTTTGGAGATTCTACCCTTCTTCATAGCTGTCACCGATGATCTCCTTTATACAGGCATAAACTTCTTCTTTTCTTGCCTTTGTGATATTGCCGCCGTTGAGAATCCGCAGGTAGTCCATCCTGATGTTCGCCGGAAGTAGGCAGTTAATAATATAAGATAAATGAGATATATCAATATCTTCTTCTGATACGGCATATTTCTCTTTCGAGTCTACTATTTCCAGATCGTTGTCTAGTTGAGCCGGTTGGTTGATTTTGATTTTATCTTCGTTGGACGTTTCATCCACAGACTTGACGAAATGGTTGTCTCTTACGAAATTCTTGAGACGATTGGAGAGGTTTACAGCTAAGAAGTTTTCCAACGGCCTTTTAGAGTCATATCTCTCAAGAGCAGAAATACATATAATATAACTTTCCTGTTTTATATCATTTTCTGTATATCCATAAAAGATATATCGTTTTGCCATTC